AATTCTAGAATTAAAGTCGTCAATGATTGGTTGAATATCTGTACGAACAATCAATTCCTGGGTCTTATTATTCCAAATAACTGTCTTTCCTGTGATAATATTATCATAGGTTTGTAGAATAGATGAAGGATTGCGAGCAATTATCGTAGAGGCATCTGCTATGGATACAAATACCTGAGATGGATTGCTATCAATCTTAACCTTTGGAAGAGTTACACCATCAACAACTTCTGTTAATCCTTGCTGATTTCCAAGAACTACTCTCTCACCTCTTTCGAAGAACTGAGTTGTTTTAACTCTAACGTAAACGACGTTTCCAACAACACGAGCGACACTTCCAGTAGCTTTAGTATTGTATCCTTGAATGGTCTGACCAGATTGAATCTGGGTTGATCCATTACCAACTAATTGGAATTGATATACTGGATAGAATTCAATTACTTGATCCCTTCGTCCAAATCTGTCTTCTTGACCAACACCACTTTCAATTCTATTTGTGCTGCTCTTTACAGAAGCACTAGATAGATCAATTACTGGTGATAGATAAGATTTTTCTGAGGTTAAAACAATCTTGTAAGTTAGAGATCTTGCGAGATTGTTTAATGATTCATTAATTCTTGACGAAATTACTTTTTGGTTAGAGAAGTAATGGGATTCATTCAAGAATGTCTTTTCATAATCTGCAGTTTGTGAATATGAAACATAATTTGTTGTTTGGGAATCTACAGGAATAATGTTCGTTGTTTTTACTGAAGATTCTATCTTTGTTCCAGTTACAGTTAAATAATGAATTTGTGGATATAAGATTTCAAACTTTCTATTGAACGTGGCGTATACCGTTTCCCCACCACCAAATGAGTTTCCAGTTGCTTTCGAAGAAGATGCAATATTGTAAGTATCGATACCAGAATTACTAATCTTGAATAGTGTATTGTTTATAATATTTGATGTAACGCCAGCAACTTCTTTAGCACTTCTGAAGAATACGTAAGATTTTCCAGAATCCTCAAAACCATTATCTCTGTGAGTAACCTTGACTATATTGTTATTATTTTTGAATAGTTTCGAGGTTGCATTTGTGCTAGATCCAGCATTCGTTTCAAATGGATCTGTATTGAGAAGTTCATATCCAAGATTTTCATTTGTGAGTAGAAGTTCTGCTGGTTTTGCAATAGCAAACTCTGCTCTATACAGTTTGAATTTGAGATCTTCAAAAATGTCTTCAGTCCAGTCATCTACATTCTGGGATCTATAAACAGATCCTAGAGATGGTTGAGTTGTAATAACTGTGCTTGTAGCAATATCAACTTCTCCCAATCTAGAAGCCCAGATCTTATAATCAATTGAATCTGTCTCAACTGCCATAGCATATTCAGTATCATTTTGCAAATAAACTGGATAATCAAAAGCAAAGTGAGTTGGTATTGTGGAATTTGTTATTCCAACAACATCAGTAGCAACACCCATCTGTACAGCAGGTGTATCAATTTCGATAAAGGTCTCTATCTCACATCCACCAGATCCATTTCCAACACCTTTAACAACTACTGATGGAGGTTCAGTGTATCCAAAACCACTTAATGAGATTTCTGTATTGTAAATTTTTCCACCAGACACTTCAATACGAGCAGTAGCAACTGATCCTCCAGGAAGTTGTGGACTTTCTATTGTTAGAATTGCGCTATCGTAGTTGGATCCAGTATTCTTAATTCTAATATCCGACAATCTACCACTATCTTTAGCAATGGTTAGCTTCAAATCAGTGCCATCTTTAGCGTTTGCTAATGTTACTGATGGAATACTTAAATCTTCATTTTGAACAAATGATCTACCATTGTGATTGCCAAGTACTAATGTATAGACTTGTTCATTAGTAAGAGAAAACTTTCCAGAAGCAGATGCTACAACTTCAACTCCATTCTTATCAATAATTTTTAGGATAGGTCCACTAGCAGCAGACTTAGTACCAGTTACACTTTCACCTTTGGTGACAATAATATTACCACTAGCGTAGCACTTTAAGAATGTGTTAGGATTTAAAACTTTTTCTGTTCCAGGGACAACGTTTTTTCCTGGTTTTCCTGATATAACATCTGTCAAATAAACTTTAACTGGAATATCATTACTCTTTGTAGAGAAGAAAAGATCTACACCAGTAACAAACAATCCACCATCAAAGTTTTGAACTTTAAATGTCTGGGCAAGTGGATTTGGTCTGAGTGGATTGTCTGTATTATTGTTGATAACTTGCACACCTTCGTTTGATTTGAAGTATGCTGGTTTTGTAGATACAATACTTGCTGGATTTTCTGGTAGGATACCTGTAGCATAGTACTTAACTTCTGCGTAAGTATCAACAGTATCCTTTGGAGCATCTGTAGCACTAGATGTAAATCTAAATGTTAGATTTCCAGTTGTTAGACGAATTTCTTCACCACTAGTATCATAATCAATTGTGTCAACATCTCCAGTCCAAGTTGCATTTTCTCTTGGAGGAGCTCCAGCTGGAATTAAGATTAAACCACTAGCATTTCCATTTTCATCTGTGACAATAGTTCCATTAAATGATGACAATGAATTTCCTGCAATTCCAGTAAATCTTAAATCTGGATTGACCCAACGATTAACTTTTCTTCCCTCTAAGAAAACATTTACAATTGTATTTGGTTTTAGTCTTCTGATGACATACTTTACTGGTATACTTCTAGCAAAGAATGAAAGAGAAGTTGATACTAGTTTATTATTAATTGACTTTGTTTGAACTCCTTTTCCAATATCATTATTTTGTGGACTAATATTAGAAGAGCTGGCAACAGATGCTGAAGTTACAGCAGAGGTTGCTTGTTGTGTATTTATCTCTCCCAGTGAGTTAATACTTGTAAATGCTGGTGCTGTGCCTACCCAGTTAACAACGAAAGAATTATAGAGACCAGAGAAACTTTCTTTGGAATCACTCTTTGCCAAGAAAATATTGAATAGTGAAGTATTTGTATCTACAACAACTGGATCTATATTTTGATCATACCACTGATCAATATTTGGCGAAACACTAACATCACCAACATATTGAATAACAACAAATGGATTTGGATTTAGTGTCTTGGACGCAAAAGAATTACCTAGAAGTTCTAGATTTGTATAGGGAAGAGTGACTAGATTTCCAGTCTTTTTGTATCCAGCAACTGCTCTTTGATCCTCTCTTGTGTAAACTTCTTTGAGGGTAACAGAATTTTCTTTTGATTGTGGACGTAATACTGACTGCTGACTATCAACAGCACACTTATAATCTAAGGATGACAAATTGCCAACTCTATGGGATTCGAAGTTGTCCACAAAAAATCCGCTCTTAAATCTATCAAGACCAATTTCATCCTTGATCTGCATATTTAATGCTTGCTGCTCTAGGATGCTGAGAGTTGTGTAATACTCAAGGCGTTCAATACGCTTCTCAAGTTTACCAATATCTCTCATCGTGTATCTACGATTATCAACTGGTGTTAATCTTACATCTTTACTTGTCTTTGTATAAGCTGGAATATAGACATAGAAAAGAACAACTGCATCATCAATACTATCTGGTTTTGAAGGATTGAGAGATGAATTGCCTTCCTTAATAAAGAATTCTCCTTTCTTATTCAAGAAAATGCCATCAATTCGATCAAGATATTGAACTTGACTGAACGAGAATGTATATTCCAATCCAAGATCTGGAGCTGGAGTTGCTGCGATTACAGAACCAGAACCAGAGAATTGTCCAGTAGTGACCTCAAGAGAAGATGTATCTTGGAATCCAGGAATAATTGCTTGATTATCTACCTTTGGTCTGAAATCTAAAACATTCTTAAGTTCTAGATTTCCATGAACGGACGAATTAAACGTTGGAATTTCAGATTCGTCAACACCAGATTCATGTAAGTAACTATCAATCGTGCAGAAATCTCCTTGAGAATGCTCGAAGTAATCAAATGCAATTAGTAATTGACCACTAGTTGGTTCAAATCCTGGTTTTAAAACAATTCTTGATACATCATAGACAGTATCTCTTTGTCCATTATCAAATGTGAACCTGGAAGTGACATCCGTACCAGAAATTAGGTTGCCAGCAGTATCTACTTCTGGGGGAGTTGTGCTAGTTCCTTCATAAACATATCTTAGTTTATACGCATCGGAATAAGAAAGAATCTCTACAGTCTCTACATCGTAGTCATTTCCTCTGAATGGAACTACTCTATCTCCAGATGAATTTACAGTAATTCTCTTATTCTTTATCGCTGTCTTTAATCTTGGTTTTGCGTTGCTAACTTCTAGTGTTGCTGTTAACTTTAACTTAGGGAACGTTCCATTTGATGGAATTGTTCCAAAGTATGTTGATGGCAACTGTAGACTAATGCTACCAGAAGTTAAACCACTAGCAGTATCAGTTGCTGAAGAAATTTCTACAGCATCTGGATCGACATAAATGATATCTCCATTTTCAATATCTGGAGCATCACCTTTATCTAATACAGTAATGATATAGTTTTCCTCAGTAAATGCCGCAAATCTTTGTGTTCCGAATGGAAGTTGTGCAGCAAATGTGATTGTTCCACCACTTGCTGAAGCAGTGGTAACAAAATCTCTACGGAAATGATATTTGATCTTGGTATCATCTCCACCAGCAGAGATCTTACCAACCTGCTTGCTACCTGTTGGGAATAAAAGAGTTCCTGAGTTTGGATTTCTTAATACTGGTCTGAGGCGCACAATACTTGTGTTGGTTACATTTCCAGGAAGTACTGTATCCAAATAAATTCTTGTCTTTGCAGATCCAGATGGTTCGGTAGCTGATTGAACGACAGCACGAATTAAGTTGTTGTTTACATCAGAAAACTGAACAACATCTCCTTGTGTTACTGCATTACTAGCATCAGCACTAAAACTAGTAGATTCGATGAAATCGTAACCAGCAGTTCCAAAGAAAGTGAAATCGGTAACAGAT